CTGCAAATACCAACCCCATGGAAGTATCAATGGTCACAGATTCATCGCCTGTGATACCCGATACCCCTACCACCCTTAACCTATCTTAGACGGTGAATAAACCCTTCTAAAGCAGGACCGCTTTGCAGGCGATCCCGCTCCTCCAAAAGGAGGCGAAGGTGTTTCCACACGTCCTGGAACTCCACATTGATCGCATGAACCGATCCGTCCTTGTGATGGAAAGGCGAAATGTGTTCAAGATCGCACACAGGTTTACTGTGGCGATAATTGATCCACGCTCCGACTAACGATCCAAGATCGTATTCGGCTATGAGATCAGTGAGCACCAGGGTTAAGGGGCTCCCAACGAAGGTCACCTCTGACCTTCCGGATTCCCGCATACTCCGACACAGTTCGAGCTCGCTCAGAACTGTGAGGGCTGGAAAAGAAATCCAGCAATGTATGGAATCCGTCTCGCGACTTTTTGAGAGATCGGTCATGTATTGACCAAACTCGACACTCTTCCCGATGTAAGTTGGGATTCCATCTTCTGCGAAGATGGGCATCATAACTTCCACTGAAAGAGGTAAGTCCCGAGAACCCAACGGTATGTTGGTCCACGATCCTGAGTCCACGTAAAATATGTGGAGGCAGGGACTGGAGCAAGTTATCTGACGCATGCCATAATCCTTTATGAAAGAGATTATTACATGTATCAATAATAGCTTGACATGCCGATGGGCTGTCAGCTACTACTGTCTTTGGCTTTACCGGGGTGACATCGTCACCGCGATAGGCCTCCGAGCCACAGGATTCTCGAAAGAAACCGGTGACATACGACTTTGTCGAATTCACCTGTAACTCTAAAGACTCCATAATGGCCAGTAGTGGCGCATACCCATGTGATGGGATGATAATATCATCGCCATACACACGTACCTGATTACGAAGCTTCCGGATTGATGACCAGCGTACTGGACCCCTTACACTCGCCGCAATGGCGATAATAAGGAATACAATACTCTGGACCGGAAACGTCGTAGCTGAACCTTGCGAGGCAAACTTCCTAAGGATAAGGAAGCTTGGGGAATCAGAAATATCATCTCTGATCCACCTCGTACGTGCGGCGTGCAAAGCGTGTAGTAAAGAAGGATTCCTTCTAAACATACGCTCCACGGTCCAACACGTAAGACGATCACTAGCTGACGATAGATCTACCGTCGCTAATGACCGATCCAAGGAAGCTCTCACAACCATCTCGGCTGAAAGCTCTTGCTTACGAAAGTTCAGGAAGGCACGAATAATCGGCCTCCTGCACTTCTTTGTCAAGAACTTCAGAACCAATTGCTGACAGTACTGATGTGCTGTCGGCTCAGCGGCGATAAGGCGAGGTGCCTTTGCCGTTTTTGGAACTGAGATCAGACGAGAAGCCACCTCATGATTTGGTGGCCGTTCCATATCTGAGCCAGCGGTTTTACCCACAAGCTCAAACGGGAACACACTGTGAAGCTTACGCGGCCAGTTTGGGAAACATGACTTCTCATGATTCTTAAGCCTTTCCGCGACAGCACCAGGTCCATGCTTAAAACCAGACCCTCGACCTTCCGACTCTAACTCATCCGAAAACGAGATAGGATCGATAGGACCGATGGCCTCTGCAAAGAGGTCAGCAACTTGCTGACATCTCCGCAGGAGGAATTCGAGGTTCAGACCTTCGGACCGCTTTTCTTCTTCCCTTTCGGGAGGATAGAGCGGAACAAAGGAATGAGTGTAGGCAAGAGACTCGCAAAGAGTGCGATCACTTGCCCCGTCCTCGAAGTCGACGTCGTCTGAAGACCATCCACAGGATGGAAATCGGAGGCGTTGTTCGATTCCATGGTACTCTCCTACTGTCGCTTTTATGCGACGGTCTGAGCATTCCGTGGCTAGCTTCTTACCCAAGCAGGTTAACTGCCTGATAAAGAAGATGGCTAAAGAATCGACCTCAGGTCTTAAGCAGCCGTCACAATCGAACACACGCAACCAAAGCCCCGAGAGAAATCTCGGCACTTTGACCTCTTTTGAGACTCTCTTTGAGAGAGGCCCATTAGGGGACAGGCGTCCATTCTCTAAACCATCTAACAAGATGGCGTCGAGATTTGGAAGGTCAAGGGTAAACAACCCGAGACCCCGTGTCCGACTTAAAAGGGTTAGGGACTCGAAATCGAGATCCAACCCCTTCAACGACGGGTACGCCGCACGAATATCTTTACAGATACCGTGCGTGACATGGAGTAGAACATTAACCTGGCTTTTCATACTTAGTCCTTTCGGGCGAAAGTATCCAAGCCACGGAACCTCTCTCTTATCACTGCTTTCTCATGGCAGTGAACGGCAATTTCGCGCGTCAATAGCTCTCGCTATTAACTCTCGAAATTCACGACACGCGTGATGTTGGCTGCTGAGCTTGCGCTCAGATAGTTACACAACGCAGTCGCGAGGTTGATCGGATCGGACAGGGTATCACCCTGCTCGTTCTCAATGACCATGTAGGCCCTTCGAATGAAGGACCGAGTGGCCGGAGCAACCGGGAAAACGGTCCAACGGAGTTCCACGGAGTGGCGATCAATCGCCACACCGCGGGACTTATCCGTTCGGGTCGAATTCCGAATGAAGAGACGATATTCTTCCGTGCTCGATCGGAGTAGCCACTCAGAAGAGTAGCCATCCTGATTGATACGCGCAAGAACCTTCGCCACGGCATTCACCGTAACAGTTTGAGGATCCGCGAACATGTTATTACTCCTTATTCTAACCTCAAAAGTGAGACACGGACAACTTAGCCCGCGTCGTTGCCAACGAGGCTAGAATGCCCACTTGATTCCCGCTGAGAAACGGGAATTGGGCAGTGACTGAAGGCGACACTGAGGTACGTGTTTTGGACTCACGTTGTATCTTGATAGGCTCCAAAGAATACGGAGCACTATTTTTGATACCGGATAAACCGGGTGAGTCCCACTCAGTGAGCGTATGGAGCATCACACAACATTGTGTGAGCTGGGCAGGAATGATATTCCTATTGGCCTTAAGAAAGGTCCCTAGGTTACCACCCCAGTCCACTAACCAACTCCACGGCATGATTTGCCAAACTGTGGATAAATCCACAGTGAGGCCCATCACCGCGCGTTGTATTAGTCTACGCATCTCCGCTGGCGTATACATCTTAGATAAGTCCCCTGTAGGCATCCACCTACAGTGAACCCTCTTAGTGTATACTGTCGCTCCTCTTCCGCGCGTGGATAGAAATATCCCGTTGCTTTGCTGAGTCCATAAGGAATCAGTAGAGAGGACTGACCGACCAGCGACGACCGTCTTTCGGAATCCCTTTTGGGTTTGAAGCCGTTTGATATCCATGACCCGTCTATCGACTTGGTCATGAAGTCTCATAATCAGCTTCACTGCGTCAGTCACATCGGGAAGAATCCCGAATTGAAAACGCAGATTTTCCTTCGCCGCTTCCTTAAGGAGGTTTGACCCTACCTTATGGATTAAGTCGAAGGTTTCCCCAATTTGGAGCAAATCCACCGGTATGTCCACATATGGACGCGATGGATTAGTTCGTGCAGCAGCAGAAGTTGCTGCAGCGACATCTCCTGGGACTCCGGATGCAGTTCCAATGTGTGGTCCGGCTACAGTTGACCTAAGCATGTCGCAGACATAGGCTTCAAACCCTGTGCCTGATACATTCAAAGGCCAATTCACCTTACCACCAAAGAACTTCCAAGTGCCACCTTCAATAGGTCGGCAATCTCCCGGATCAGTAAAGTCCGTGAAATG